TCCAGGGGTCTTAACTAAGACTTCTAATTGTGTTACAGCCGCAGATGTCATGAGCCTTTCTTATGCATGCAAGACAATGCCGTCATCTCCATAATCTGAATGCCCTCAAAAAGACGACGTTGATCGTTTACTTCATACAGTTTACAGAGATACTCCAAAGATGAGTAATTTAAACCAACGAAGCCTCCTGCACTTGTCGTCCATTGTGTTGTCAGACGGACGAACATCGTTACTATTTCCCAATTCTCCTTCCACACTTCAAAATTTTTCTTGGGTTTTTTAATATTAGCGGCTGCGATTTGATCAGGAGAAGCCCCAAGAGCTTTTAATGAAACTTCCTGTTCATCAATAACTACCTCACCATCAACCCAATATTTCGCAGCCTCTTCTAGTTTTTTTCTGCGCCTCCAGTAATAAATTTTCCATATTCTTCAATTAAAGCTTTGACTACAGTGAAATCATCAAGTAACAATTTTTTATTTTCCTCATTAAATTCAATTGGATTCCCTTCTGCATCTTCTATTTTTTCCCAGCCAACCAAAATTTCATTTGTTAAAGCTTCATCTCCCAATTCAATTAATTCATTAAAACGTCCTCTCCCAATATGTATGAAGAGTGCATCAAATTTTTGATCTTGAAACTTTCCACCATTAGAAGCTTTTCTAACAGTAATAGGCCAAGAGATAGATGCACTCTTCTGAAGAACAAATGCCATACGGCTATGTAAAAATTAAACTCATTTCATTATTACCTGCCGTTGATGGAAGTGCCAAATAAGGAATACTTAAATGACGAACTCCGCCAGTGTCACCATAAGTAACACCTGCTATGTCAGTTTGATCAGCTTTTATTCTGACAATATTGCCTCCAGTACCACCTAAAATAATATCGGTGGCGCCAGTTGCAGTCGCGACTGCTTTTGCAAACCAATCAACTGAAGTCGTATCAGGTGCTTCAAGTACAACCGTTCCACCAGGAGCACGATTAACAATTAAAGAGTTTTTGCTTGAAGCTGTCTCTTTATAAAACAACTCATTATTCAACGCTAAATCAAAAGATTCAATACGCTGAGAAGTTTGTCCATGAACAGTTGCTGTCGTCACATTTGTATCGTTGACTTCTAAACCTGCGGCCTGATTCGCAACTGTAAACGTTCCTGACATATCAGTTGAGTCAGGTGCGTTGTATAAGCCAACAAATTGGAAACTAGCTGTTGCAATTTGACCTGCTACTAAATTAAAAGTAACAGTTCCTCTCGCACCAGTAATTTTATGTCGAACTAAATCATAAAAACAATAAATCGTGCAACTACTAAATGAAGCAGAAACAGGTGCATAAGTTACTGAGGTAGAACTCGAAACAGTCTCTGATAAGCCACAACTTTTAAGAAGTGGTCCATAAGCAGGAGCAGTACCAGCAGCACCACTTCCAGACAATTCAACATCAAAAGAGATGCTAACTCTCTTATTTGCAAGAACAGTACCTCTCGTACTATTCCCTAAGAATCCCAACAACGTAGGCGATTGAACATTATCAGCCTCAATTGGCGTTACTTCAACATTGGTTGTTAGAACAGCATTAGAGCCACCGACAGGGGTAGGGTCTGTGCCTTCTGAACTTTCAATCTTGGCTATCAGCCAAGACTTCCTCGTTAATTGAGCCATTTTCTGTAGTAGTGGGTTCGGTTTCTGGAACTAGTGTAGTTTTCCCAGTCTTAGGGTCGAACAAATAAGTCCCACCGACACCAGGATTTTCCGGTTCTTTGTTGATTTTAACCATGATCTCATGCAGAAGTTAAATCAGTTCGACTTGTGCGATATCGCACTAAGAACTCTTGACTAATAATACCGAGAGGTTGATCCGCCTCAACTAAATTAAAATCTGCACGATCAGGAATTAAATCAAGGGCATAACTATTAACAGTCTGATCAGCCATTAATTTCAAATGAACTGCTTGTGTATAAGTATCTGATACATCATCAGGTAATGCAGCCCGAACCAACGTAGAAACACGAACTCTTAAAGTCCAATCTATCTTGTCATAAAAATTGTCAGTATCTGCTTGATCACTGACTGGTTCAATAATAATTGCTGGAACTTCTCCACGTGCTAAAGGTTCAACACGACTTCTATAAACAGTTGCGCCAGAAATTGCATCTAAATTTGTTTTAAGACGTGCAAGGATTAATTCTCTTCTTGAGTCTGCCATTTATACCTTGCTCAAAATTAATTCAGTAAAAACTGCATCATCTATCGGGAGGTTTTCCCTGACGGTGTAATCAACAGAATCAACAGTAATAGACGTACCACGAGAGACAGTAGAAACATCAGAAGTTTTCGCTGTTAACGAATACTCTCTGCTAATTGCAACGCCTCCCGCGATCACATCAGCCGGCGATTCGAGAATCCCCTTAAACCTTCCGCCAGTGCCAAGCACACATGTCTTGCCAAAATCAGCAAGGAAAGCGTCAGGGGTTTCAACGAATGCCATCTAATTAAGCTCCGTACTTCTCAGATGCAAAAGCATTAACAGAGACATAACCAGTACCTGTACCACCAGCAACAGTTACGACGCATTTAACGTAACGCTTAAGGTCATTGGTGTTCAAGGTCATCTTCTGAGCAGACGCAGTGTTAGCACTTGTAGTTGTAAACGCTCCAGAAGAAACGTCTGCATAAGTACCACCAGAGGTGTCACACTCAGTCAGTTTGACTGCATAAGTAATTCCAGAGCCGCCTGCGGAGGCATCAAGAAAAACAATCATGTCGCCTTCATAAGCGACCAAATCAACAGCAGAGCCTGTCGCTGTGCTATTGCCAAGGGAGTTTGCTCTAAGAGCCAAATGAGTGGTCTTAGATCCCAGGTTTAGAATTGCCATCGGCTTTTTTCCGTTTGGGTTTAGGTGCTGGAGCCTTTTCGACTTCAGGAGTAATAACAACAGTCTGACTCACAGGAGCCTCTTTTGCTTTTCCCATCTGTATCAAGAGATGAGCAGTACGTTCACTTGTGTCAACGACATCGCCAACTTGAACGGCATTCAAATCAACAATCGTTGATCTAAGAATTTCAATACGCATAAAAGGCTCCTAAAAAATCAGGACAACTTACAGATGGACTCTGGATGACGAACAGCAACGTCATAATCCTGCATTGCAACTACACGAACAGTGCCGGCAGCGGATCCCGTGTAAGGATCAACCATGATGTCAAGTCCAGACCACAAGCCAATCATCACATCACTGAAGTTTGCAAATACAGCGGTGCTATCTGGCATTGAGTTGGAAACATGCGCGCGATAGCCATTAATGGTGTCATTGCTTTCATAAACAAAGATGCCATTAGTTCCTGATGCCTTCTCAGTAGTTTTGAGAGTTCCACGTAATGCGGAATTCATCAAATAACCAAGGCTTCCTTGCAGAGCGTTATCAGTGCTAAGTGAAGCTTCAGCATTTACGAAGTCACTGAAAGCAGCAACACCAGATTCAGTGTTAATGCCAGAAACGTTCAACATCCCAAGAGGCTTGCTCTCTGTACCAACACCATTGATGGCCTGGTTCTCAATCTCGATAGCAATGTTTCTTGCTAAATCTTTACGAACCAAATTCTCAACATCAATACTTGATTGAAGAAATAGACTACGAGAATAATCAGTCAGAGCGCCGATTGTGCGAGGCTGCAAACTTACCTGGTCAACTGTTAATTGACTCTCTGTAATGTTTGAGTTCTCAGCAACGTGGTAAGTAGTTGCTCCGCCACTCTGACGAGGAATCGCAATCATTCCCTGTAAACCAGTCATTACATTTGCACCTGCTTCTTGTAAAACAAGAGCTTTACGTAGCAGATCAATGAATGATGCGCTGAGCAAATCTGTTGCGACTAAATCACCACCTTGATTTGCAGTGCCAACTGTTAGATCTCTTCTGCCATAACCAAGTACATCAGCAGGGATCAAAAGACCACGTGCCTCTTTGCCTGACTTGGCTTGAGCAGCTTCACTAACTTCAAATTCAAAAGCAGCAGCTCTTTGTGCTTCTTTGTCATTTGGATGAGCAAGAGCTTTCATTGCTCTTAAGAAAGAGAAACTACGTGTTTCATTTTCTGTTAATCCAATTTCAGCATCTTTTGGATTAAGAGGCTTTTCTTCTACACCCATCTTTTCGAGGAGAGCAGAACGAAGCTCTTCCAAGCTACGAGAATTGAAAATAAATTCCTGAGCTAATTCAGTGTTCTTAGTTCTTTGACCAAGAGCAATCATTTCAGCAGCTTCCTTTGCTGCGGCCTTACTGGCCTCAGCGCGGATAGCAGCCTCTTTTTCGAGGTTAGGTTCCACGGGAGTTTCTCCGTTGGGTTTACTTGTTACGGCTGAGGCCGTTGTTTCAGTGTCTTCATTATTAGTGAAGGCACGACCAATGCCAACCGTTTGATCAGCCGGCACGGTGACCAAACTAATTTCAAACGGTTCGTAATCGGTTGCGCGATAAGTCACAGGTGAAGTTGACTTGTCTGCTTCCATTTCATTGATCTTGTAGCCGAAGCTTACATTTCGAATAATGTTATCCGAAATCAACTCCTGCATCTCACGTCCAAGCTCATTATTTGCGAGCTTGACAC